GTGAAGTTGTCACGTTGCCGAATGCCAAGGCTGCAGCATATTATTATTTTAATCATAATTGCTCATATGGTCCCGGATTTTTGGGCTGGCCATCAAAAATTTATATGAACCAAGATAAGTGGGACAAGACTATAAAAAAAATTAGAGAGTTTAAGTGTTCCACTCTTGAGGTTCATCATAGAGGGTTTGAGGAAGCAATCAACTCCCACCCGTCAGAATTTTTATATCTCGATCCTCCGTATTATCTTGAGCGTGATGCCGATAACAAGATGTTGG